ATGGAAAAGCGTGATAACTCAGGCGTGTTGTTTAAAAACGACAAGAAAGAAACAGGAAACCATCCTGATTACAAAGGCAACATCACAGTCAATGGTCAAGACTATTGGTTGTCTGCATGGATCAAAGAGGGTAAGGGTGGCAAGTTCATGGGACTGGCACTCTCGCCTAAAGAGCAACAAGCAAAGCCATCAGAGAGGTCTAAAGCGACTAATTTTGATGATTCTGATATGCCTTTCTAAGGACTAAAAATGAAAAAAGTAATTGTTGGAGTTTGGTTGTCTTTGGTGGCAACAATGGTATGGGCTTCATGCACATATAGCACTTATACAGTTGGTGGCAAAACAGTTTTCTGCACAACTTGCTGTTATGGCGAAGGTCAATTCCGAACTTGCAATACAACTTGCAATTAAAACTTACGAGGGGAAAGCGGATGCTATGGACAGAAATGTCGGACGAACATGGACGCAGCGAGTACCCTCACCAATTTAACAGGAGTGAATGATGACATTAGATAAAACATGGTTTGGTGGACAAGTAGAGAAGTTCTTTGGCTCTCCACCATTTAAATTGGTTAGAAAAGAAGACCCTGTAACAAGTCACGAGGCGGCTCAAGTAGTTGACACCACCAAGCTTGAACAAATGGTCTATGAGGCCATTAAAGGCTTCCCTGAAGGCTGTATTTCAGATGAAGTCTTAGAGTTGTTCCCGCAGTACCCATATTCCTCAATAACAGCCAGGTACAAGGCTCTGTTAGACAAGGGATTTATTGAAATTACTGGAGTCAAAGTAGGTCGCTCTGGTCGCAAACAACGAGTGATGCAAGCAAAATGATTGAAAAACCACCTTATTCAAAGATCAGTTATCCCTCTGTGCCAAACAAGGATTTCAAATGGTCATCTGGTTCTGATGTTCAAGCAATATGGAGAAAGTATGGATGGACTCCTCCTTCAGAAAAGATGATTGCCCCACCACCAGAGAAGTATCAAGAACCTTTAAGGAGAGTTAGATGACTTACGCAGCAGTAGAGATGAAAATTATTCAATGGGCAGAGGCTCGAAAGATTATTCCCAACAGCAACCCAGAATCTCAGCTTCTCAAAGCAGTATCTGAGATGGGAGAACTGGCAGATGCGACCATTAAAAAAGATCGGGAAGCGGTCATTGATGCCGTGGGAGATGTAATGGTTTGTCTTATCAACTATTGCGCTCTACAAGACATCAATCTGGTAGACTGTATGGAAGTTGCATACGATCAGATCAAGAATCGTAGGGGAACTCTATTGCCCAACGGAATATTTCAGAAGGACGTTACTTAGCAAGTAAGTAAAGACCCACATTTGAAAATGCGTACCCTGCGTACACAATAGCCATATGTGGGTTATCTTTCCATAGTTGTTCACCAGCTATGTAGGCGTATATTGCTCCTGTCAAAATGATGAGCCAAGAACTCATAGTTCGCTCACATCTATCACTTCACCTCGAAACTCTACCATTCCTTCATCAAACTTATGGACTAGTTCAGGCCATAGTAGATGACCATTAAAAAAGGTCAGTACCGCAAAGCCTGACCTGTGATTAGTTGGGTTTAACTCTCCATAAGTGAACTGTGGGCCATCTGGCTCTGCCAAAGTTCCTGTATCAACACCATAACGATTGCCGTTGTAGTCAGAAAATGGTGTTACTTTGAGAGAGTGTAGGTGTCCAGTAACGATAGAAACACCTGCATTGACAGTATTGTTATGTGTTGCGTGAATACCACCTTTGAACCGATGCTTCACAATCACATTCTGGGTAGGCCAACAAGCCCAACAGAACTCCCAATCTGGGATATGGTCAGACAACTTAAAGCCCTGAACATCTTTGAATTGTGGCGCATGGTTGGCCAACCTAGAGGCAAACCGATCATCGTGATTACCAAATGTAAATATTAGCTTTACATTATGTCTTTCGGCTTTTGCTGCTTCCTCAATCTCACCCAGCATAGCCTGACAAGCCTTTAGTTCTTGAATGACAGAGGTTTGAGGCAGTTCTGTTGCGCCATAGCGAGATATAGACGCACCATCAAAAGCATCGCCATTACAGATGACAGCTTTAGGTTTAAACTCTTGGATAGCCCATAAAAGACCTTTAAAGGCCGTAGAGCGTTGACCAGGTATGAAGTGAGCATCAGAGAACACCAATACAACGCCATCCTCTATACCAAGTTCTATCTGTTTTAATGGAGAAAAAGACTTTTGACGCTTTTTTTCGTAGTGGACAGCACGAACATCGGCAGAGGCTAATTTAATCTTGTAGTGGTCTTCAATCCACCTTCTACGCAAGAATACGGCACGAGTATGGATTCCTAAATGTTTGCCAACTGCTGAAGCCGACTGTAATTCAGCCCATAACTTTATAAACTCAGCATCCGAGCAACTTTGATTATGTGCGCCCATTGGAATCCTTTGTAAGCAAGTTTTCTAACAAGTTAACAATTCTGTGTTCCTGCATAGATACATCATCTTCAGAAGACTTTGCATCTTGAGCAACGATTAACAAATCATGCAAAAAAATGTGCAAACACTCATGCAAAGCAGTCTTATCTAGGCTCTCTGGTGTGATCTTCTCAGCACCAAAATCACCCAATCGATAGGTAGCCAGTCTTGCAACATCGTTGAATTCAACAGAAGCCATTGCTTGTTTAGCAGGCTTCATGCCCTTCTCAATCCTCCAATCTCCAAGAGACAATACTTCTTGCCACTTTTTGATTGACTGAGCAAAGATTTCAACGTCTTTTGGGGTGGGTATGTTAGGCATTACAGCACCATAGTCAACAAATGTGACTGCTTTAAGTCAATACCGCAAGTGCATGATTTATATGCTTTTCTCTGTCTGCCAAACCAATAAATCCACCATTGATTTTTTTGGTCATCATCTTGTAGTCACGAGAATCAGCAAATTGGTTCAGTTTATGGGTATCCCAGAACCATCCTGCGGTTAAAGCAGCGTACATTGGCGTAGCAACTAGGTCTGGATTCATCACAAAATCCTCACCAAGTGCTTGTCCTGCGTGATAGTACCCTGCATGACCAGTTAGCTGAAAAAGTCCCCTGCCTCGAAAGCGATACCCATCCCCAGAAGCCTCATCTCTGTTTTCCATGCGATTGGCGTAAACAGAATTGGCAATCTTTTGAGGATTGCGCTCATATTGCTTGGCAAACTCAAGAGTTGGAAACCTTTTAGGCCAGACTTTCATCAAGGTTTCTGCCCGATAGTTCAGGTTTTCACTCAACATCTTAAAGTTACCACTCTCATGAGAGCATTGACCAATGAAAGCGGCTTGGCGAAGTGGCGTAGAGATGTCAAACCTGTCAAAAGTAGTGTTTAACGGCCCTTCCCAAATAGGGTCGATATGAAGTTGTATAAGTTGGTCTTTATTTACCGACATTTAGTAAATCTCTCATCTGGTTATACGAATCCACACAAGCATTCAAAGCGGCAGTATTTTTATCCCCTTGGGCGACTATTTCTGCGATGGCTTCGATGGTTGCTCTTTCGGCATCAGAAGGTTGGTCAGTCTGTCCATTAGATTGACTGGTTGCTTTTGAATCTGCGCTGGTAGAGGCGGTATTTGTGGGGGTTGATACGTTACTTGTGGGGCAGAGGCGCAACTTGCCAGCACGATTGGCAGCAGCAAGAGCGGTAGTCTTTTTGTTGATAGCATCATTAGCCTCCTGAAGTTTGGCAGATTGTTGGTTAAGTTTCTCAGTCATGTTGCGCTCGATCTGGCGAGCTTCATCATTCTTTTTGGCAATGGCTAGTTTCATGTCGTTATCACGCTCTAGCCACCCATAATGGTGTCCAACTCGGTATGTACCAAAGAGAGATACCAAAACACCAACGATTAACCAAGGTAAAGGTATCATTATTCAGCCTCCTGACGAGCAATAGCCAATTGAACACGATCATTGTCGTCTTCCAAATGGTCTGGTGGGGTTGTTGGTGGTGGACCAGGTGTCCATGACTCATCTAGTTCTGGATTCTTCCAAACAGGCATTGCACCAAATGGTTGGCTTGGCAGACCATACGCAGATTGCGGAGGTGCGTAAGAAGAGCCGTATGAGCCTTGCATTGAATGACACATAGGTTGCATCATCTGAGGTGGATTTGGCGCTCCTAAAGCCCTTGCAGCGCCATTTACAGCCCTTTTACCGATAACACCACCAATACCACCCACAATCAACAGAACAATGTCGTTCAGCATCTTGGTATAGGCTTGGTCGATGGGAGCCATGCTCTTGATTGGTTGTGTCACAAAGGTGACTGAATAAAGTAGCGCACCAACAATGAACATGAGGATAAGTGTGACTGCAATCACAACAAAGCCCCAAATTCTTACTTCGAAATCCTCAACGGACATTTTCTGATGGGACATCATTAACCTTTTTCTCCAAGATTGGTGCTACTAAGTACTCTGGGCAAGTCTGAGTAAACTGACACTTAGGCTTTTGGCATTGTTCGGCATGAAAGTTATCTGGGTTCTGACAAAAATATCGATACTTTTCTTCACAGCCTTGTAGCATAAAAGCTACAAATATAAGTAGATACTTAAACATAAACATCCACCTTTTGCCATTGAGTCTTAATCTCATAGGCTTTCTTTTGTTGGTCAGCTTGACGATTCAACTCTGCCAAACGCTGCATATTCTGTTGGTGGATCACCCTTTGAGCCTCCCACAACATTTGAGCATTTTGTTGATAAGTGGTAATTCTCATTTCCCAAGCCCTACCTTCCCAAGCAAAAGATTGACTATCTTGTCAGACAAATCATTGGGTAAGAACTGTAAAAACCCAAGTATATAAAGTGCTACAAGACCATAAACAATGATCTTTAGAGCCAGATCAAATGTCTTCTGGTACTCATTCATCTGCCGCATCTTCTTGTTTGTTGGCAAAAATCTATCATTTCGCTAACTCCAACATAGAAAAGAAATAGCACAAAGAATACGCCACCAATGATCATTGCCCACTCTTGCATCTCTTGCTCTTTGGCCTTGGCTTCTTTCTCAGCCTTCTTTAAAGCACTTAACTCTTTGGCATCTGCCAAGTCCATCTCTGCTTGACGGGCTTTAATCTTATTCCAGACATCAATCTTTCCAGTCTGCATGAAGAGCATCTTTAACTCTTCCTCAAACGCTCTGGCTTGCTCAAGAGCCATCTCAATCTCAAGAGCGGCTCCCATGTTAGAGCCTTTCTTGCTTGTTTTAGCCTGAAGCATGGCTTTGGTAGCCTGGCTCTTGGCATCAAACATCTTGCCCAACATTGGAGCAAGAGAACCCAAATCATTGGCGACCTTACTCGCCTTCTTGACCATCGAAATGGCACTTTGTAGCCCATTTAAAGCTGCTATCGGATCGATCGGTATCACTTCTTTCTCTCCCACTTCAAGCATACAACCCTTCGGTTGTACACATCACCAGTCCAAGTCCATTTAATACATCGGTACTCTATGGTTGCCGCCAAGAGAAAGGCGATCACGGAAATGCCCAAACAATAACAATACTACAAAATATCACAAAGGATGTGACAACGGCTGCCGCACAGAATGCAAACAGCCAGTCTTTCATTACTCTTCCATCATTGGCTGAACAGCACCACGAGCCGCACCAGTTGAGAAGTCTTGGATTGCATCACCAACCCATTGGATTCCATACTTCTTGCCAATAGCGATAGCATCTTGAAGTTTCTGTTGATCAAACCCACCAGCCTTTTGCTGAACAGACTCAAATACTTTTACAGCATCTGTAGGGTTCAACAATAGATTCTTTAGCTTCTCTTCAGTCATATCTGATGCTTTTCTAGCCCAGAACTTACTCATCAATGATGTGATGGCGTAAACAGGGCCAGAAACAGGGTTGTAGATACGAGAGATGATTTGCTCTGGTGGAATACCAGTTAACTGCTCAATAGGCGTCTTAGGTACTGTTTCACCCTTGAACGGCACATTGGTCAGGTCTTTGTTCAGTCGCTCAGAAACCAAAGCAAAGTCTTGAACTTTCTTGGCGTATGTTGGGCCAAACACCCTGTTAAACACAGCCGCTTTTGTTCGGTCATTCAATGTCGCCACAGGATCACCTGCACGAACAATGTCATCCAACATAAAAGAACGAGCCGCATTTACAGCATCTTTATTCGCTCCATACTGTTGCATGAACTTGTTTGTGAAGTTCACATCAGCGTACATCTTAGAAACCAATTCTTGTGGACTCTTAAATCCACCAGAACTTACGATTTGGTCGCCAGCAACTTTCTTAAAGGCGGCATCCAAGCGGTTTCTCTCTGCCAACAAAGCAGCGACATCATTAGAAGCGGCACGAAGTTCAGCCTCAAGACCTGGCACCATAGCGACACCACCTTGATTCTTAGCCAACCACTTATTAGCCGCTTTAGGGTCAAGAACATCGTTCTTAAGAGCCGCACGACTAAAACTGTCATAGAAGGCATCTCTTGCCACACGAATGCCATCTTCGCCAGTAGCCTTGATAAAGTCGTCAACATTAGACTTGTTACCAATAATGGCGGGAGCAATCTGTTCAACAAACTTCTTGCGGTCAACAGCCTTCAATGTTTCAGAATTGAATGGCAAACCAACCTTTTGGAAGTAAGAAGCATCAGCATTCTTGTAAGCCTGAACAAACTCAGGATCAAGATTGTCAATGTGTCCACCAACACGAGCCTTCAACTCAGAAAGCAGTCGAATATCAGCGGGTTCGTTTGTTTTGCGCAATTGTTTGTTGATTTCGCGCTTTAAGGAGTCCAAATCTTCTACTGTAGCGGCAGAAAACTTAATTCCACCCTCAGTCATTGGGCGACCTTCTGCGGTCAGAATAGGGCTTGCCTCTACTTCTGATGGACGGAATTTAACCTTCACACGATTGTAGATAGAAGGGAAAGTCTTAAAGATATCTGATGCTTGCTCACCAGCCACAAAGTTGTAAATGTCATCTACCGAATTGGCAGGCAACTCAACATTCTTCTGTTTGGCAATGTCAAACGCTTCTGTATAAAGTGGTTTAACAGTCTTATAGGCTGCATCTTCTTTAGCGGCAACCAATGTAGCCACACGCTGTCCAAACGCATTAGGATCAAGCGTAGTGTCTTTAAAGGTGTCTGCAATCTGTTCGTCAATGGTACGAGTTCTACGGGCTTGTGGTTTAGCCAAATCAAGCGGAGAAACATCAACTTTGACCTTTGTTGGGTCGCCAAACAAACGAATCTGATTAGCAGTTAAAGCCTGTTTTGCTTGCTCAAACTGGTTGCCATACTGCGCACGAAACACAGGGTCTTTAGCCGACAAACTCTGGATGAAGTTGTTGATAACAGGATTGTCTGCCAACAAAGAACTAATAGGCATTTGTACTGGTGTACCGCCTGGTGTCTTCAAAGAAACGCTCTGTTGCGCTTTAGCGGCTTTGGTAAGCGTATCCATGAATGTAGGATCAGCAGCGCCTGCGGCAATAAAGATATTGCTAATGCGGTTGTCCACATCCTTGAGCAACTCATCTTCAGGAACAGTTCCACGAACTTTATCCCATTGCGCACGAGCCGTATCAAAACCTTTGTTAAGCACAGGCCCAGATTTAAGCAAAGTGCCTAATGTATAAGCACCACCACCACCACCAAGGATGGAGCCAGTGATCTCACCTGCTGTTGGAGCACCTAACTTCTCGCCTGCGGCTTTACCTGCTTGACCACCGCCTTCAGCAGTAGCACCGATAACACCTTGCTCAGTAGGACGCAATAAAACCTGTCCAAACAAGCCTAAACGCTTTGTAGCCGCCAATGGAGGAAATAGATAACTCTCGGGAGAAGCCATAGCTTCTGCGCCTTTGGCAATCATTCTTTGTCCACCAGTTTGAGGTTCAGCACCAGTAGTACCCAAAGACTCCATAACACTCTTATAAACAGGCTCACGACCTGCTTTAAATGTGTCTACAAGACCACCAGTAGTGGGAGGAGTAGAAACAGTACCACCAGAGGCTTTCATGCCCATAGTGAGAGGATTTACACCTGCTCGTTCTAAAGCAGAAAACAGTAGGTTTGATAGACCAGAAACAGTACCGATAGTTCCTGCCAAACCTTTTCTAGCACCTTCAGCCGCTACAGCACCAGTAGTTGGGGCAGGTTTACCAGATAACTCTTCTAGTTCAGCGTCTGTTAAAGGTGTATCGCTTTGATACCGCTTACCATCAATTTCGTAAACCGCCATGATGCGTCCTTATTCTTCAACGACAGTAACAACTTTACCGCTTTTTAGTGTTCTGGTATTGGCTTTTTTCTCTCCAGTACCACCACTTGCAGGCATGAACTCTGGGAAATCAAGAGCTTGGTCAACTCGTGCTTTATCAAAGCTAGGATTACTGTAAGCAATCTTTCGTTGAGCCTCAATCTCTGCACGAGCTTTCTGTATAGAAACTTTCCTAATTGCTTCCAAAGTAGTCTTAATCTTGTTCTGAGTATCAAGAGTTGGAGTAGATGTAAACAAGGTTGCAATGTAGTCAGCAGTACCGCCAAGCAATGCAGGATCAGCACCTGCCGCCTTTAACTCTTTCTGACTCAAATCACCTGCACCAGCAATAGCCTTGGCAAACTGAGTCTGAGCCGCACGATAAGAAGCAAAGTTACCAGTTTTAATGGAGTTTTCAATGTTCTCAAGAGCATTATCAGCAGCAAAAACTGCTTGGCTTTGTGGTTTAACAGTATCTTGAACTTGTTTTCTAAAACCAGGTATATCTGCCAATGCTTTATCGCCAGGAAGTACATTGGTAATCGTGGTGCGAGGTTTCTCTGCATCTACACGCTTATTTACTGCTGCTTTTTCAGCTTGAGATAAGTCTGCAAAAGGCTTGTTATACAACTCTGCGGCAACGGCTTCTCTTTCAGTACCAAATGTTTGTGCTTTTGCTTCTTTGGTTGTCAATCTACGCAACTCTGCTAGACGAGTATTCAGCATATTTTTGGCACGAGTACGCTCTGGAGTAGCCTCAAGATTCTCAAGTTGACCTAGTGTGTCTTCCAAAGTGGCAATCTCATTAGCTACTTGGATGTCAGTAGGCACTGATTGTTTTGCTTCACGATTAGCCGCAGCCAAACGCTGTTGAGCTTGAGCAATTTCACTCTGAGCTTTACGAGCATAGTCAGCCAAAGCAAAAGCACCCTGTTGGTCGCCCATTTGTGCAAGAGTTTGTGCGCCTTTTAGCAAAGACTCAGGATTTGTTTGATCTAATTGACCAAAAATCTGTTGTCTAGCACTAATTAGCTTCATTTGAGGGTCTTCAACACCCATCAAACCAGCCAAACCACGTCCAAACTGACCAACGTTAGAGCGTAACTCTGCTCTTGCCGCAGCACCAGGGTCTAGTTGTGCAAGTTCAGCGCCTACTTTTAAATCTCTTTGGTATTGTTGGTTTTGATACATTTCTGGAGTCAAACCAAACAATCCTGCAATCATACTTTCTGCCATGATGACTCCTTAACCATAAATATCGTTAAGCATATTTTGGAAACCAGTTACACCAGTTCCATACGCACTTGAATCTAACGCATTGACTGGTGTTGTACCAAACAACCCACCAAGCATACTGTTAATTGTTGAGCCAAACATAGCATTTGGATTTCCCGCTGCACTTAATAGTTGAGCATAGGGGTTGGTTGTTGCGTTAGCGCCTGTGGCTAATGCCACACTTTGTCCAGCGCCTTGTAACCCTAATCTGCCAGTATTAAACCCAGCCGTAGATGCCGTTTGACCAAGTTGTGCGCCCATAGTCAAAGGTTGTTGAGCAGCAGTTTCAAGCCCCTGTACTTGTCCCAAAGCAGTTGTGTAAGGCTGATATGCGGCTTGTTGACCTGCGTAATACTGACCAAGTGTTCCAGCACCTTGACCCAAGAGTCCCGCACCAAAAGTAACTTGTTGTTGACCAGCTTGTTGTGCTTGAGCAGCCAATTGAGCCTCTTGCATTGCACGAGCGTTATACAGAGCCTGCAATTCAGGAGTCGTAGCGCCATAAGTACCGCCCTGAGATACTGCTAAACCACCACGACCTTGTTGTTGCAGTTTGTTTTGTAGATTAGCCAACTCCAACTCACGACCAGGTTGCAATAAAGCCAACTGTTGGTTCATGTAGTTCTGAGCAACTTGTTCTGGAGTTTGAGCCAAGTACTTATTGCCCAAGGCAAACAAGTTCTGAGCGCCTGTCTGCAAAGGAGCAAACTGTTGTTGAGCGCCTTCTGCTTGTTGCAAGCCAGACTCAGCCAATTTAACCAGTCGATCTTGAGCATTCTTAGCTTCAGGACTTAGTGTGTATCCTGCGCTAGTGATCTGACCAGTTACAGGATCAACCTTGAACTCGGAAGTGCCGAATCGTGTTGTCATGCCAACAGGACGGAACATAGCCGCTTGTTTGGCAGCAGCAGTTTCAGCATCAATTCGTTGCTGTGCCGCAAGAGCCGCCTCTTTTGATGCTTGCATTTGCAAAAGATTGCCAGTAGTGCCTAATGCACCAGAAAGCAAATTAGGCAAATTCTTGTTGTTCAATAAAGAATTAAGGGCGGTCGATGCTCCTGTGTTTGCTAATGTAGAACCTAAAGTTGAACCAACAGTAGAACCCAAAGTAGAGCCAGCTACACCAGTTGTTAAACCACCCAATGTAGAGCCAAGTGTTGAGCCATCAAGTAATGTATTAGCACCTGTTAAACCACCTGCAGTAGTCAATCCAGTTACACCACCAGCACCAGCTGTCAAACCAGTAACACCGCTTGCTCCTGCACTAAGACCACCAGCGCCACCCATACCTGCAACAGTACTACCTAAAGCGCCTGTTAAAGCACCAGTACCACTACCGCCAGTTAGGTTTGTCAAAGTTCCAGTCAATGCTCCTGTAGACAAAGCATTGGCAAGAGAAGTAGCCCCTGCTGTACCGCCTGCACCACCAAGAGCCAAGTCTAGTTGGGCAAGTTCAGCCATTGTCAAACCAGTAGTGCCGACAGTACCTGCCGCACTCGTAGCCGCACCACCCAACAATCCTTGAACTAGTGCCGAACCACCTGCCGCTAAAGCAATTGGGCCAAGATTTCTAATCAGGTCTTGCGTAGTAGTGGTAATTTTTTCTTCACCACGATACTCACCTTGAGAGCCATAAAGTTGAATTTTGTCTGGTTTTGTTGGATCAACTCGGCTATAACTTAATTGACCAGATTCATCTTGATAGGCATTAAATCCAAGAGGCAAAGTACGTTGAGTAATTTCTGTTTGACCAGTTTCATTATTGGCTATTGTTTGAGTATATAAACCATTTTGAGCGACATCTTGGGCAAGAACAGGAACGATGCGAGCGACAACTTCAGCCTCTTTTAGCCCAACAGCACTAGCCATTTGAGCAGGAGAAACCCCATACTGCTCCATAGCAGAAACAATCTGGGCATCAGTTAGACCAGGATTTGAGGTAAGAAAATCTAATATTTGTTCACTAGTAACGGCCATGTTTTTCTCCTGTGCTTATTATGGCATTTCTGGCCATGTAATTGTCCAAGGAAATCCCTCTTGAGAAGGAACATCTCTCAATGCTTGGCAATAGTCTTTCCACTCTTGAGATGGTGTCATATCACTACGAAATCGCCAGTCAGTTTCTGCTAATTTAGCATCACGAGTAGCACGAACACTCTTAGCCTGTTCAGCATCTTTCTGAGCCTTATAAGCATTCTCATGCTCAAGGGCTGTAGTAGTTACTCCATCTACAACAGTATCAATGAATGTAGGGCCTAATACATATTTTGTATACCACTTACCATCAATTTGCTCTACACCTTGTGACATTGAATATTGGTAAACAGTACCACCTGTTGCTTGTGGGCCTTCAAACACTACATCAGCACCAAAGTCATTAAGCAATTCTTCGCTCAATTGTTGTGGCATTGATGTGTTTGAGTGTAATGCACGAAATTCACTCTCGTACATGACTTGTCCATTCTCACGAATTCTGATTTGCATATTAAACTCCTCGGTATTTGTAATAACTTGAAACAGTAGCTCCACACTCTTTCATAGCGTGTAAAGCAGTACAGCCTGTTTCATTAACCATTTTGATGGCATCCAATGCTTTTTGTTTTGAATCATCACGCCACTTGGTCAAGTTAATGTCTTTAAAGGACAAGCCAAAGTCAGGCAAATATTTAGTCAATGCTCTACGTGATACGCCAATTGACTTCAACTCATACAAAGCCGCATCACCTACAACCATAAACAAACGAACAAACTCTGCAACACGTTGTTTAGATGCTTCCTCTTGAACACTTTTTGGCATTGTTAAGCCACGCAATTGTTCCCACTCAGGTGTATACAACAATAGCGTTTCTGAAGAAACGTTATGCTTCTTAGCCAATTTTCTAATAGAAGCCCCCGCATATCGTTCATCAAGAATATCAAAGATATACTTTCTTGTCCCATCCTTGATCGCTTCTGAAATCTTTAATTTAGATTCAGCAGTATGAGGTCTAGCTAAACCTTCACCGCCAATTGTTTTGAAATGGCAGTTATACAAATATGTCTTATCTTCATCAAAGGCTTTAAACCATTCAGCTTCTTTTGCTTGAATTTTGTCAGTAGAAGCAGAATCAACAACCTTAAACTCAAAAGCGTCTTCACCATGTTTGTTAAATGAATTTTGCAATCTAGGATTTCCGTGAGCACCTCTCCTTAATTCAGAAAAGTGCGCACGTTTGCGTTGTGCAGGTTCATTAGTCCTACCAATGTAGAACTTTCCTGTATTAGCGTTTTCAATGATATAGATGTATTCCATTACGCAATGGCCAGCGCTATGTAACTGGCTCCGTTAATGTTGACGTTATTACCTGAAGCGGCTGTAACCTGAAACCCTGTTGACGTTGTATCAACCCAATTTGTAGACGTTACTTCTGCGGCTGTTGAGTTTAATAAAAGGTACGGATCAGTAGATGAAGATAGGCCGCGTGCGCTGTCCCAAACGTACCAATCACCTGCGGCATCAGTTCTTTTTATGAGGACGAAGCGGCTACCAGCAGTAAACCCACAGTTAATACTCTGTAATGTTCCTGTTCCTGTAAACGCGGTGCATTTGGAAACACCTGCGCAGGTTGCAAATAGGTAGGCAACATAAGTTGCTCCTGAAGCATTAACAGTTGTGTGAGTTCCAAGACTGAAAACAGAAGATGTAGGGGCAGTATTGTTCCATCTCGTAGCAGAAACAGATGTAGCACCTGTAAGATTTAATTCAATTATGTTGGTTGCCCCAAGTGCTGCTTGATATACTTCCCAATCAGCCGCCACACTACGTTTTTTAACAATTATCATTTCAGGCACGACACCCAAATTGTGAGTCTGTGTGGTATTTGTCCCCGTCCCTGTATAGCAAACCTCATCAAAGAAGCTGGGGGCGCGTCTAAAGCACTCAACAATTTGCGTGTAACCACCAAGAGTTCCACCAGCAACCAATGTTGTTTGTCCTGCGCCATTGATTTCTGTGCTGTTTGCTTCTGCTTGTGTTGCAACAGAAGTCAACATTGGATTACCAGAACCAGTTGTTCCAGTAATTCCACGCAGACGATCAAACCATTCAAAGCCGTTGGCAATGTTCCTAAAATTAAGCAGACACAAGTCCGTTGTAATGCCAGGGTTGATCGTTTGATTGCTTGCTGAAGAATTGAACGACAGAGGTTGAAACACACTTGTCCCACTCGTAGGCACTTTCATCGGGCCACGACGAATGGCGATGTAGATGTAGGTAATATTTGCCGCACCATCAAAGTTAAACCCTGTATTTGTAATTCCAACAGGAGGAGTTGTTGCTTCTGCGCCAGATGTGTTTGCGTTTAAATAGCTTGTTCCTGCGTTGGCTGCACCGACAACAAACCCCCGCATATTGTCAACCATTTGCCAATTGGTAACGCCATTAGAACCCTTATACAAAATCCATTGAGGCTCGTAGCCAAGGTCAACTGTTGCCAAGCCAATTGATGAAGAAGTAAACGACCCACACGAAATCACATTGTCTGTACCAGTTAGACCAAAGCCTCCTGCGTTGTGGGCAAATAGGTAGGCTACATAGGTTGCACCAGATTGATTTACGTTGCCGTTTGTTCCAACAGTAAATTGTGTGCTTGTTGGACTTGTGTTGTTCCAATAGCCTGACGATGTGCCAGCCGCACTTGTTGTGAATTGGAGATACTGTGTATTGCCAAGGCTTGTGTGATAAATAGCCCAAGCAGAACCTGCATTAGTTGTGTCTTTAACAATCATGCAAGCTGGTGCAGAGCCAAGGTTATGGCTAATATTTTGAACAGAACCAGTTCCCGTATAAGTCACAACATCAAAGAACTTTGGTTGCTTGCGGAATGTCCATGTCGCATAAGTTCTAGGAGAAACAGAAAGACTAGCCCCAACAGAAAATCCAGTCGTGCTTACAGCAGTTACATAATCTGTTTCTGTGGTTTCGGCATCAGTTGTATTTGTTCGCAAAACCTTATTGATGCCCCGTGTCGTGTCTTGCACCAAATTTGAACTGACATTTGACCGTGATTTCCACCAAACCATCCCGCCTTTGGTAGAAAGATCAATATTGTTTGTGATGGTTTGCGCAGAGTCGTTGCCTGTGTAGAGGTACGTGCTGAAAATGTCTTCTACAAATACAGCGTCATTAGAAACTTGAGAATTATTAGACGAGAACATTGGTAGCCCTCCATC